GGTTAATCGACCTAGAGCAAAAAGGGACGTAATTTTTTTTCACCTTTGTTCCGCAGCCATCGCAAAAGAAATTTGACTCAATGGACACACAACCAAGCGTTTTGCTAAATGAAGCAGCTAGAGCTATGGGACGAAAAGGAGGGCGTGCAAAAACCGACGCAAAACTTTCGGCGTGCGCCAACAACGCCAAACTCTCGCGTGGGGTGGTTGCACAGATGGCAAAACATTTACACGGGAGAAATCTGCGACCAGACGATATCAGAATTATCGCAATCAAAAGGACTCTCTCGAATGGCTCTCGTGGACATAAGCTGTCAGGGGTCGCTATTCTTCCATCGGTCTCAGATCGGTCCAAAGCTGAGACGAATAATTTACGATCAAACGATGGGATGGGTTCACATCTGCAAGCTTCACAAAGTAATTCAAGGCGACGTGATTGATTGGCTGACTGGACGCCACGTTAAGGGCGGCAGTAATGCCATTCAGTTCAGATCAAGCGCAAGCAAACCGTGGGACAACATAGTCGTCATGATGGCTCGTTATCATCAAGGAAGAGGATGCAAAACAATCGCCAAGGAATTTGGAACGTCTAGCTGTCAGGTTTTGCACGCTTTGAAAGAGGCCGGAATCGACACGACCAAGCGAAGGAATTATTTCAAGCCAAGCGATTCGCTGACTCCTAGCGAAACAAGAAAAGCGAGATATCAGATGAAAATGACGATTCCGTCTGTCAGGCTCAGAAAGCGGGTCATGAGTCGGATATGGAGCGCAATGAAAAGGAATAGAGTTAATAGCAGAGGCTCATTTTCTTTGGTCGGTTGTTCGGTTGGATTTCTCAGAAGCTACATCGAGGGCAAATTTGAGAAAGGAATGACGTGGGAAAATTACGGCGAATGGCACGTTGACCACATCAGGCCGTGCGCATCGTTTGATTTGAACGACAAAGAGCAGGTGCTTCAGTGTTTTAACTGGCGCAATCTCCAGCCAATGTGGGCGTCGGAAAATATCAGCAAAGGTTCAAACTATGCCCAAGCCTGAACCCGATCTGATCGCGCTTTCTGAAAAGCTGCAAATCGACATCCGCACGCTGCGCAACTGGCGCAAGCGCGACGGCTTTCCGCACGACGGCACTTTCGAGCAAGTCAAAGCATGGGCCGACTCGCACGGACTTGGACGCGTAGGCGGGAGCGGGGGCGGACTCGCCGACCTCAAAGCCGAACTAATGCGCGAGCAGATCCGCCTCGCCCGGTCGAAGAACGAGCGCGAGGCCGGCGACGTGATTGACCGGGAGGTGGTCGAGGCGATGCTGGTCACGCTCGGACAAAAGCTGGACCTACTTTTGCGGCTCAAGCTGACGATTGAGCTGGGACCTCGTGGCGTCGGGATGAACGCCGCGGAGCTGAACGTCGAGGGCGCCGCGATTCTCAGCGAGATCCGCGAGGTCGTGAACGCGAATATTGCGACGTTCGAGGCCGAGGCGCTGGACAGGTCGAGAGAGTGATCCATAATGCGCGTCCAAGTCATCTGCTTTTTCTACAACGAAGAAACGCTCTCGCGCCTATTCGTGCAGCACTACGCATGGGCCGACGAGATTCTTGCCGTGGTCTCTCGGTCAACGGACCGCACGCGGGAAGTGCTCGAATCGGCGGACAACGTGCGCGTGCTGGACTTCGAGTTTCCGGCTGGCATGGACGACCGCATCAAAGCCGACACGGTGAACGCTTTGCTCGCCGAACCAACGCCGTTCGACTGGAAGATCGTCGTGGACGCCGACGAGTTCATCTGGCCGTGGAACAACGCTAGGCCGCAGACCTACCTTGCGAGCGTTCCGAGTCACGTCACGGCGGTTGAGGCGCGGATGCGAAACGTCTTTCGCCATCACTCCGAGGCCGACCTTGACCTTGACCGTCCGCCAATGTTGCAACGCACGCACGGCGACGCGGACTATCACTCGCTCGCAAATCGTGACTACCAGAAGCCGATTGTCATTCGTGCCAATCGCAAGGTGAAGCTCGGGCTGGGCAATCACGCGCAAAATGGCGGGACGTTCGATCATTTGTTTTGGTTCGCCGGCACGCATTGGCAGAACGCCGACCCGTCGTTTGCCGTGGTTCGGCGCACGCGAGACAGACGTGACCGGCAGAGCGCGGGAAACCTTGCTGGAGGCTTCGGCGTGCAAAATCACCGTGTCACCGAGGACGACGTTAGGCGGCTCTGCGAGGCTCGCAGGGATTGTCCAAAGATTTTGGAGATTGTTTGAAATAGTGCTTGCAAACAATCAAATGGGAAATATGGTTTGAAACATGAACAGCAACAAAGCCCACCTCACTCTCGAAAATGTCATTCTGCTCGCCAAAGTTATCGCCGCAAAGCACGGCCTCAAAGAATCCGACGCCATGGATCTTGCCGAGTTCAACCTCAAATATTCCGACAGCTACGAAACCGCCGTCGCCCGAGTGTAAGCAGGGCGGCAAACGCAAAGGCGCAGGCCGCAAGCCGCTCGCGCCCGATCAACGTGCCGTCGCCGTGACGGTGCGCCTCCGTCCGCAAGTCGCGGCGCGGTTTCGTGATTGGTGCAAAGCTCGCGGCATGAGTCAGAGCGAAGCGTTTTCGACGTGGGCGCTTCACCTGATCGCGTGACCGCCTCCGACACGCCATGAATACCGAAATACGAAAAAAAATATCCGAAGCGCTGAAAGCCAAGTGGGCCTCCGGCACGCGCAAACCGACACCGCTCGGAATAACCAGAGCAGCGATTACTGCGCGATGGGCGAATCGCGTAGAGATACCGGGAAAGCCAAGGTCTGAAATCAATGGTGTGCGAAACCCTGAATATCGAAAATGGTATTATGAACAAAAGGAGGCGCAAACGAAGTCCTTTCGTGCAGACTCAGATGAAGCTAAGTCGTTCTTTTCGGACAATCTCCGAAAAGTAAGGCTTATGCCCGCGACGGAAGAAGCGCGAATGGCAGCGGTAAAGGCGTCCCAAAAAGTCAAGGATGCGGCCCGCCGCACTCAAAAACTATATGCGGGGCTGGGAATGTCGATGCACCCGGAAATGTTCTCAAAGGCTGCGGGCGAAAATCATGTATCCGCAGCCGTGTTTTCGATAAGGAGTCCCGAGGGCATTCACTACCGCTTCAAGAACCTGCGTGCCTTCATTCGAGATAACGCACGTATGTTTGAGGATGGAGATGCAACGTGGTTCCCGCGAGGGAAAGACATCGACTGCCGTGCATACGGCGGAATAATGTCGATCAAACCGAGCGAAAGAAGGCGAAAGGTGAACGGCAGCTGGAAAGGATGGGTTTGGGTGACGCTAAACGAGCGGGCGCTACTAAATGCAGAAGACCCTTTGCATCGTCTGTCCAACAAGGCTGATATGCGTCCTGAGCACGTCGGCCAATAACTTTGACCGCCTCCTCCGCACTCCTCACCAAACTGCGCCTTCCGCAGCCCGACCGCTCGCCGATTTACGAGTGGGCGCGGAAGCATATCGTCCTGCCCGAGAGCTACGCCACGCCCGGTCCGTTCAACGTGCGCATCTCGCCGTGGCTGATTCCGATCTTCGACGCGCTCCAGAATCCGCTCGTGCGCCGCGTTCACTTCCGCAAGGCCGTGCAAATCGGCGGCACGCTGGTCGCTGACATCTGGGTGCCGTGGCTGATTTGCAACGACGCAGGGCCGATCAGCTGGACGATGCAGACCGACGAGATGATCGATAGGCACGCGAAGTCACGGCTGAACCCGATCTTCGAATCGTGCAAGCCGGTCGCCGCGATGCTTCCGCGAGTCGGACCGCACCGGACGACCACGGAAATCTACTTCGGCGGATTCTTCTTTCTCCTCAACCCGGCGAACCTTTCGTCGCAGCAGTCGCAGTCCATCCGCTACAAGATCAACGACGAGATTTGGCTTCCGAAGTGGCAGGAGGTTTACGGCCACGCCGTCGCCCGCGTCTCGCGTTTCGAGGAGGTCGGGCGCTCGAAGATTTACAACACCTCGCAAGCGCCGATTATGGACCTCGAAACCGGGAACGTCGAGGACACGAGTTTTCGACAAGGCACCCAGCAGGAATGGAGCACCGAATGTCCGGCGTGCCACAAGGTTCACCCGCTTGCCTTCGCGCTGGACAAGAACGAAGAAACCGGGCTACGCGGCGGCGTGGTCTGGGATGCAGCGGCGAGGCGCGACGACGAGACGTGGGACGTTGCGCGAGCCGTCGAGTCATGCCGCTTTCGTTGCCCACATTGCGGCCACGAGTCACCGGACACCGACACGACTCGGACCGGCTGGAAGCGGGCCGGGCGGTTCGTTTCGCTGAACCCGGCGGCGCCGGCGGAGATTCAGAGCTTCCGCGTCGAGTCGCTCGTCAGCCGGCCGATGCGGCTACTCGTCGAAGAATTCTGCGAGGCGGACAACCATTTCGTGCGTCAGGGTGACGACAAAATGAAGATCGAGTTTCGCACGAAGCGCGAGGCGCGGCCGTGGATTGTCGAGAAGAAGGTGGTCAATTTGTTCGTGCAGGCGTCCGATTACAGCGTCGCTCAGTTCAGCAACGGCGAGGCGATTGACGGCGAGGTGATTCGCTTCATGGCAATAGACCGCCAGCAGGACCACTGGTGGGTCGAGATCGGCGCTTTCAGCTCGGCGACCGGTCCGACCTACCGGCAGCTCTATTTCGGGCGCGTCGAGACGCGGGACCAACTGCGACAGATTCAGCACCGCTACAAGGTGCAGGACTCATGCGTTGCCCAAGATCGCGGCTACCGCCCGGCCGACGTGGACCGGGATTGCGCGGACTTTGGCTGGCGCGGGATGCGAGGCTACGCTCGGAAAACTTGGACGATGCGCGACGAGGCGACCGACAAGCTGATCAACTTCCCGTTCAGCGAACCGCGAGTGAGCGACTACCGGGGCGGCGACGTGTTTTATTACGATTGGTCCGGCGACTATTTCAAAGACCTGCTCGCGAACGCGCTGGAGGCCAAGGGCGATCTAAAGTGGCTTTTGCCGAAGGACGTAAATCCGCTCTACCTCGAACATCTAAAGGGCGAGTCTAAGGTGGAGATCCGCACCGGCGTCTGGGAGTGGAAAGAGGTCAAAAGCAACGCGCCGAATCACGGGCTGGACACCTCAGCGATGCTTCTTTGCATGGCGACGATTGCGAACGTGATTCGCTACGCGCCGCCCAAGGACTAGTCAGGTTTGACGTTTCGAGCCTTGGTATGCTCGACAACCCATTTCTCGGACTGGACACCGCGACGCTGACCGCGCTCAAGACCAAGACCATTGACGCGATTCAGGCGGTG